ATACTGAGTCTACCTCTTCAAGCATTTCGGCACCAAACATTCGACCATGTACACCTACCTGTTTTCCTTTACAGAACTGGCTGTTTCTACATATAAGCTCTCCCTTTTTAAGTAGCTCTACGTTAAATTCTCTTTGTGTCATATTCCTAAATCGTTTAGTTTATCTTCTCTTATTTCACTTTTCAATTCATCAAGCATTTTTACCACACTAGGACCAAAGTCTTTTACATCAGTCATACTCAATCTATAGCTGTATTTCTTACCTGTTGTTTTGTGTATGAATTCGTATACCGGTGCCATAGTCATATCGATAATCATCTCACTATGATAGTAATGACTCAATCTTTCTAACTCAAATGATAAGTCTTTCATAACCAAAATTTTTAAGAATATCTTTTGTCTTCATTCTTCACTAATTCACTATAACTAAGAACTTCAATATTATTGTTTCTTAAATATTTTATCCCATATGTATCTTTATAACAATTTAAGTAAATTACTTTTTTAATTGGATATTTTAAAATTTCCTTTGAACAATTTAAACAGGGTGATAAAGTACATAATAATATGTAATCACCATTCTCATCATAGTTTTTGAATTTATTCAATGAATTTATTTCAGCATGAATACAACCACATTTACCAGATCCTATATCTTTACATCCATTTTCTTCACCTGGTAGAGAACCATTATAACCAATAGATGATATATTTTCTAAAGTTGAAGGAACTACCAAACAACCCACTTGTCTTCTTATACAAGAAGATCTATTTGAAATGTTATTAGCCATTTTCATGAATGAGTATAATAATGATATTCTTTGAAATGTTCCAAATTTATTTTCATAATCTTCTATTATCGGCTCAATAAAGTCGTCATATATATCATTTTTTTGAACAATTTTATATTTTATATTTAATTTATCCAAATATGGTATCGCTGCCTCCATTTTTAAAATATCTCTACGAGTTATTCTACCTTTTATTTCTTCTATAACAACCATCCCATCATTATATTTAATTAGTAAATCTGGTGTATAAGTATGTTCCTTATCATCTTCACCGATATATTTTATCTTTATATTATTCTTTGACCAATCCATAACACTATCATCTAAATCTAATTGTTTCATTCTTGATAGTTCATATGAACTATCGAACCACTTTTTTTCATTATCTCTCATAGATATATAATATCCCTTTCTATATTTACTATTTGAGTTGAAATTTAATCTTTCTTCATTATAATCCAATTTATAACACTCTCTTGTGCAATATTTTCTATCCTTTTGTTTTTCATAAATACTAAATAATTTTGAACATTTTTCGTATTTACACTTAATATTTTTTTTAACAACTGAGTGGTGTTTATCATAACATTCTCTATTACAGAAGTAATTATAATCAGAATATATTTTCACATAATTTTCTTTATTACAATTTTTACACTTAACTAATTTAAAATTATTACTTCTTTTAACACCCAATCTTTTTGAAGACGTATTCTCATATTGACATTTTTTACCACATGTTACATTTCTACTATTTTTTGGTAAGAAATCTGAACCACAAACAATACAAATTTTAATTTTACTTTCTTTTAATTTTTCATAAAATTCTTCACTTAGAGTTAGTGATCCAGGATACAATACTTTATACTCGTTGGTTGATATACCATGTTTAACCTTTAAATGTCCAGCTAATCCTTTAAATAGATTTCCACAAATTTCACACTTAACTTTATCCATAAAAATATTTATTTTTATTATATATAAAATAAATAAATACCTCTATGTTTTATAAACTTATTACAATATTTACTAATAATGTGTTTGGTAAAGAGTTCCACCATCACAAGAATGCAGCGGCTTTTCTGCATCTTCTTTTTATTCTTTTTCAATGATTGCCTCAATTTGCATAAGACGATCAGTCGCTTCTTGAAATTAAATAAATTTTGAGTGATTTTTTAGATGGTTTATTTTGAAATGAAATCTCTGTTCTTTTCCTTGATGAAAAGAACCAAAAATCAAGTACCGTGTCTAGCACATTTTAAAATAGCATTAGCCTCACCGTGAATAACATCCCACTTAGTTTCATACCGCACCTACCTACTTTCTGGTGCAGTGAGAAAGTTTTGCCCACTCCTTCGCCATATTCAAATAAGTTCTATCGTATCTTTCTTGTTTATTCATTGAAAATTCTGTTTATCTTTTCTATTCTTATGTCTTTTTTCCTCAATACAAACATTTTCTTCAAATATTCTACAGAAAACGTAGGATGACTAATATCTATCATAGTATTCATACTTTTCATCATTTCCCTTACCTTTTCTACTTCCATGAGCTTCTCAATGAATTTATCTTTCTTATCCTCTCATCCGGAACAATTCTTTCAACCAGTCTTTTGAGAAGCTTTTCATATGCTTCTGCATGATATGTTTCGGGATAGATTCGACCATTTGAGCAGAGCCTATCGAATGTCTGAAGTACTCCTTCGAGTATGATCTTTCCTTCTACTCTTTCCATGATAGTATCTTTATTATCTTCTTCTTTCTGGCCTCTATTCTTTCCGTCATTATCTCGGAAATCATATCAGAGACTTGTTTTGAGGTAATGATATAATTGCCAGCACCACTTCTTGCCACTTTGTTTATGTACGCAGACGATTGAAGTATCTTTTCATAAAGATTCTTTTGGTGCTGGCTATTATCCATTATGCTTTCTTGTCAATCTGATTTATGTTAAGCTCGATTAAAGTGATTCTACCAAATACAGAAACAGCAACTTTTACTTTTTCTCCGTTTACTTGTTCAATCTTACCAGTGAAAGTATTGAAAGGTCCGTCCAAAATCTGAACTTCTTCACCTACGATGAATCTTACTTCAACTTCAACTTCTTCTAGAACTCTTTTTTGTTCACCAATCATTCTATCAACTTCTAACTGTGTAAGCGGTAGAATATCACCAGTTCTATTTGTTAGAAATCCTTGTGCACCGTTCATTCCTTTTAAAAAGTATTTCAATTCACCTACTGCATTAGTTTCAATAAAGATATATCCTGGGAATTTAACTTTCTCTCTTTTAACTTTCTTTCCGTTCTTCAAATAGAATGAGTTTTCAATAGGAACGATTACTCTTCCAAGTTTACCCATTAAATCGCCTACAAGACCTTCGTTTGTAAGTCTTTCTGCTATTGATCTCTCTCTATTAGATTGAGCCCTAACCACATACCATTTCATTGTGGTTTCTTTTTCAACTATATTCATATTTGTATGTTATTTTTATTAGTTTCCTTTTTCTAACTTCTTTAAGTAAGTTTGTTCTTCTTTTATAAAATCTGGATATTTATCAATCAGATAATCTAAGTCTGACTCTTTTATTGCGAAATGTCTAAGAAGTTGCTTGTATTCTTTTTCAGGTAAATCTTTCTCCATTTTAGGAGACTTCGACCAAAACCATTCTGGATAAGGTTGTGTCTTCATGAAGGCATGCCAAATATCCATCGCGGTTGCTTTGTCTATTGTCTTTAGGTTTAAAAGTTGTGCTTTTTGAGGGTATTTCTTAGAGAAGTTTCGGTTTATTATAAAAAACCACTTTTCTTTTTGTTTTGTAGATACAAAAATCCAATTGTTCCTATTCTTAAACATTGCATTGGCAACCGCCAATAAGTTGTCTTCTATTTCCATCTATCACTTTAAATAAGTAGTTTGTTAACTATATTCTACTTTACTTGCGAAGTTTATTTAACTAGTCTGTATTTGAGAAGTGCGGATAGAACCGCTTGCCTTCTCTTGAACATTTCTGGTTGTTCATGAAGGTTGTTCGTCAGAGAATCTGAATGAATCCTATATACGTATGTCGGGGTGTTAAGGAATCCTATCTTCCCTTTAAAGGAAAGCTCGAAGTTGATTGGCCAGTCTGAGAATGGAAAATTATCGAAGTATTCTTTGTAAAGTCCTCCGTAATTCCTGAACATCCTTGAAGATGACGAAGATACTGGATTTCCCTCCGAGAGCCTCTGTGAATTCATAGGTAGCGAAGGTATTAAGTAGCTCGCACCTGTCGAAGGTGCGAATCCGGTATCCCTCAACTCTATGTATCCCGTTACACACATCGAGTGGTCTGCATTCTCGTCGAGGAATTCAACCTGCATCTGTAGCTTGTCTGGATGTATCCAATAGTCGGCACCGTTGAGATAAGCCACATACTCACCTTTCGCCATCTGTAGCAGCTTTTCAGTGTTCATGACCTCTCCAAGATGTTGCTCGTTTCTGTATACTGATATGGTAAGTCCTTCGTATGTATACATACTCTCGAACCGCTTGGCAATCTCGAAACTAGAATCGTCGGAGCAATCGTCTCCTATTATTATCTCGACTTCATGTTCCGTTCTCTGAAGTAATACCGAAGAAACACACTGCTCGAGGTATCGCTCATAGTTGTAACATGGTATTATTACGCTTATCTTGGCCATTTCAAAATATATTTTGTTCTATTCCAAATCGTAAATCAAAAAGACTTCTCTTCCTTTATACGATACTTTCATAAACAGTATCCATTTTGGATACTATTTCGTTTGGAAGATTTTTGATACTTAGGTCTATAAGCCTGAAGTTTCCTCTTATGTTCTCTACTATCTCTTCAATCTTCGATTTTCCGAGTTTCTTCTTCTCACATATAAGGTCTGCGATGTTCTCGTGTAAATCCGGGTCAGAAAGGTTCACTTCTCCAAACTCTTCTATATAGGAGTCGTAGATAACCTTCGCTCCTTTCGCTCCGATTCCTCGAGTCTTTCCGTTTTTGGTAACATTCCAAACAGAAGAGATGTTGTCACTCTGGTCGCCCGATATTATCTTTATCATAAGAGACTCTATCGGATTTATCTCATTTATCTCATATTTATCCATGAATCTCTTCATCAATGCCAAAAACTCCGTATTATCGTTTAGGTTGAAGATGTCGTCGCTTGGTAGCTTAGATACTCCGTCTAAGAATATCTGGTAGTTATTTGGCAAGAAAAGCTTTTCACGGCTATGCATCTCGTTACTCATTATGTTGATATATAGAGGATTTAGGCTATATCCGACAATCTGCTTGATGTCGTAGTCGTTGGAGACTATTATAGTAGATCGACCTTCTTTGTTGGCAATCTCTACCAGAAAAGATATCCAGTCGTCTCCCTCGACGTGAGGAGCTTCCAGCACCTTACACGAAGAACTGATTCCTTCTTTGAATTCACCATATACTTCATAGACGAACTTCCAGTCTATATCGGAGTCTTTTTTCCGGTTCGCCTTATAGGCACTCGTATACTGTTTTCTCCAAGATTTTTCTTTGGAGTCGGAAACAAGATAGATGTTCGCAAAAGGATACCATTTTCTGTAATTACTGATTGTATTCTCAAGTGCTTTGTTTAAAGCACCAAAAAGAAGGTTATTTTTATGCAGTGTAAAAACCAGTTTGCTTAAAATATAATTTCCATCTATGATAAGATCTAGACGCATTTTTATATTATTTATTTTTATATGCTTAGCATTTATTTCAATATATAGTAAAAAAACCAATTTATGTTGGTGATAAATAGATTAAATGTTTATAGAATGCGGTTTATCTGTATTTCTCTATAGATCATATCGAAGTTATCTCTTATATTAGAAGGATATTCATATATATACTTAGAGGAATAGTAGTCGTAATAATTCCGATTGACCTCCTTCTTTGCCTCTATATAACATTCCTTTATCAGTTCGAAACATCCTTGTATCTCTGCCCAATCAGTCATGTTCTTTATCAGGTCGAACCCTATCTTTTCAAATCCGTTGAAGAATTCCTCACTTGCGTAGGAAAGAAGGCAATGTCTTATGTTTTTCTCATGGAAATCCAAGACACCTTTGGGACTAGAGAAGTCGATACATACACAATAGAATTTTACATCGAGAAGCATCAGTCTCTTTATGACCTTTATGACAGCCTTATGCATCCTGCGGTCTAAGAATACTATCAGTAAATCTTCATCATATGAACATATTGGTAACCAGACATACTTTTTGTATAGAAGACTTCCTTTTGAGACCTTCCAACTATCCGAACGGTCGGGTACTATATCATCTAATTCCATGTTCTTTCAGAATATTTAAAAATTCTTTGTCACATTCCTCTCTCGTTCTATTATGACCTTTGTATCTCCATCCGCATTTTGATTTGTTAGGTGAGAATTTTATTTTGTAGTTCGTATCCCATTTCGTAGTGACATGCGATTTTGCTCGAAATTCGGTTTCTGTTCCTATATAGTGTTCGAAACGAACAGACTGTCTAATAATATTGTTTGCATCTATAAAACACCAATGTGAATTCCTAAGCCTCCAAGACAATCGTCTGATAACTATATTCTCTTTGATTATCCTTCGCCAACCACGTCCTCTCATGTCATACCCTTTCTATCCAGTCTGTCGTACCGAAGTCATGGAATCCGGGCGTTATCTTTCCTTCTTGAATGTCTTTGAAGACCTTAGGGTTGTAGTCTTTGAGAAGCTGCTCTTGCGTCACTTCCCACCCGGTAGGCGGGATGCTGAAGTCTTCGAAATAGGTATATCTTATCATTCCGATAAGGTTAGAACCGACTTCTTTGACCTCGCCGGTATCCAACGTGGCCTCGAATTTGGTTTCTCCGATATGTCTTATAGTATACATCATCTTTTTTTTATTCACAATATACGGAAAAACTATTTGATATCAAAGATATTTTTATTCTTCTCCTTCTCATAGTAGCGTTGAATCTACTATTCTGATATTTTTTCATCTTGTTGAAGTCAGACAAAGAAATATACCCATCAGCGACCTTTACGTCATCTTTTCTTTCCTTCTTGTCTACTATCACTATCATTTCAACAACTCGTTCTTTCTTAAATCGGCACTTTTACCAAACCAAGTTTCTAAAGATCCTTTTGATGCTTCGTCTTTAGTTATCAGTGTAAGTCTAGGTCTGTTGATAATGTCATCGTACTCGTCATCGACAAGTGCTGCCAATCCTTTCTTATACTTTATCTCGAATTGTTTCAAGTCGTTTTGTTCAGCCCAAACATTGTATTCATTCTGTGTATAGAAAAGAACTTTCTTTTTGGCCTTAGCTTTTGGTATTGCAACAACGATTGGAGTCTCTACTTTGTAAATCATCTTACGTTCGAACATATCCGGCCAATATTTGTAGAAGAAGTTTATCAAAAGTGCGGAAATGGCATTACCATCCATATCAGCATCAGTGAATATAAGAACTCGACCATATCTAAGATTTCTAACATCTATCTCTTGTCCAAGTTTCAAACCGATAGAGGCCATTAGGTTTACCGCCTCGTCGTTCTGAACTAGCTTTTGATTTGTGATTTCAGATACATTGACAAACTTTCCTTTAAGTGCGAATGCACCCATAGTCTCAGGTGTTCTATACTTTCTAAACGCAGAAATCGCAGAGTCTCCCTCGAATAATCCAATAGAATACTTCCATCTGTCTTTACCTTTGGCATCGATAAGTTTCTCAACCTTAATCTTTGTAAGCTTTTTATTAAGATCTCTTTGTAGTTTGCTATCCTCTGCATTCTTCTTTTGTTGAATCCAATCTAAGATAGAGTTTACTATCTCTGACTTCAATATTGATTGTATAAGTTTTGGACTTACTTCAAATGTAGTTCCAAACTCTTTTACTTCGGTAATAAGCTTTTCTTTTGTTTGTGACGAGAATGAAGGGTTGATTACCGTTGCATCTAAAAATAAAAACATATGTTGTTTTAATTCAGATGGTTTGATATCTACTTTATGTTTCTTTAAGAAGAACTCTCTAAGACTTACTATGATTTGATTCATCACATAGTCTACGTGCGTACCGCCATCATAAGTTTCAGTAGTATTGGCAAAACTTACTTGCTGGAATCCGTTTTGTGAAAGAGCAATAGCTAAAGACCAAGTCTTGTCTTTTTTGAACTCATGAAAGTATTCTTGTGTATAAAGCTTGATATAGTCTTCAAAACTATTGATGTTTATCAACTCACCATTGAAGTATATCTTCAATCCTGTGTTACAAGCCGCGATATCATAGATTCTCTTCTCGATCATCTTTAAATGATCCTCATCGATGTTGGTCAATCCAAACTTTTCTAAATCAGGTGTGTATGTTATTTCGGTGTGGTTTTTAGTTGACTTTTTGATAACCGGCTTTGTTCTTTCTCTCATATTACTGGAGAATACCTGCAGAAAGTGGTTTTTACCATCACAAGAGGAAACTATAAATTCTTTAGAAAAAACATTGGATAATTTCGCACCCAATCCATTTGTACCTGCGACCGTACGTTCTTCGGTATCGTCATAGTTGGATCCTGACATAAGATTTCCAAAAATTACTTCTGGTACATATTGATTATGGTCTTTGTGTATAACAATAGGAATACCACCATTATCTCTAACAGATATTTGGTTTTTACTTAAATCTATATTTACATCAATTCTATTCAATTTAGGATTTCTTTGATGCTCATCAACCGAGTTCGTAACGACCTCATCAAATATTTTTAAAAAGGATGGGATGTAAGTTATTTCTTTTTGAATCATCTTATTGTCATCAAATACCCATTTGAGAGATGTGCTTGGTTTATTCGAACCTACATAAGTACCCGGTCTCAATAAGATATGTGATATCTGATCAAGTACTTTATATTTATCTTCTATTTTCTTAGCCATATATTTTTTATATATTCAATTATTTCATTTTGTTTATTTTTAAAAATCTTCATCAATGAAGAAAAGCCACTTATTGAGTGGCTTTTTATTTATTTACTTATACTTTACGCAGCATTCTTGCCAGTTCCTGTCTACCCTTAGTGTTTATATTGTGTTCGGCACAGAACTGCTCGAAGTCTTTTATCACCTTTTTTGGAACCGCGGATTTTAGAATCTCGGAGAAGTCGGTCTTTGTAGGAACCGCGACGGATATAGTCCATATGCCTTTCTCACCACCTTTCATGTTCAGTGTGGAAGTTTCGTATTCCAGCACACATCCGATTGACGAATACCTTTCTTCGAGTGATTTGATTGCCTGCATAAGATGTTCGTCCAATTTTGCAGGAACCCAGTTGTTCGAATCACATGCCGGTTGGTATACTATCATCGTTTCGACTTCTTTTCCACTCGCGTCATCCAATTCTACATAGTATTCGGATAGCCATTCTTCGTTTATATATTCTATATTATCACCAAATCTTGATTCCCATTCCGGTGAGTGAAATTCATTTACATCTACTTTATAGCAAGGAACGACATCATGTCCTATGATGTCCAGAACTTCGTAGAATATATCTTCTGCTTCCTCTACAATATCGTTATGTTTTTTTATCATTTCTATGACCTTCACACTTAGTGCCAGATATTGTTTATGTGGATCTTCTTCTGAAAAACTTTCTTTTATATGGTTTAAATATTTCATTTCTTTAAAGGTATTTCTGGAGTAACATCGAAATTATCATTAAGATATTTCTTCAACTCATTTTCTATATAATGGTCAGGTACAGAATTGTTGTCTGGTTCTGCTTCCATCTTCTTACTTAAATGACTAGCGAATGCATCAACGACTTCAGGTTTAAGTGCATCAATCAATCTATCCTCAACCACAAATGCTCTTGTGAATCTATCTTTTACATCTACTTCTCCTTCTGGAACTTTTGAGGCAACCTGAACAAAACTTTTAAGAAAGTCTACATATTTAGAATCTGGATTCATATTTTGAAAGATTGGTTTGGTTATTCTATTAAATAATCTGGTACTACCAAATACCAAACCAACTATCGCCATTATAGGAAAAAACGGAGCTAGTACCAAAGGTAGTGCTCTTGGGATTGCGGACAAAAATGCTTTTTTAGTTTCTTGTGCCATTTTTGCTTCTTTGGCGTCTCTGAATATCGCCGCGAGTATTCCAAAAGTGAATTCTCCACCGTTTTCTTCTAAATAAGTGCCTAATTTTCCTCTTTTTGCGAGACTAACCTGTTTTTTAAGTTCGTCTCCTTCGACTCCCATTTTTTTAAGTTCATCTTCGAGATTATCATCTCTTAATAGTATGTTCTCATTGATGAAGTTATTATATCTCTTTATTCTCATAGTAAACTAAATTCGTCTTTTAGTATATATTAAATTGATATTCTAAAAAACAAAAATATTTTTTACTATATAGGAAACTATGACAGAAAAAACAATAACAGAATTCTTATCAGTAGAATACAAAGATTTCGCTATGTATTCCATTGAAGGACGTGCGATTCCGTCGTGTATTGATGGTTTCAAACCTTCTCAAAGAAAGGTCGTCCACGTAGCCAACCAGATATGGAAAACAGGAAACGAAAAAGTTCTTAAAATTTTTCAACTATCTGGTAAAGTAGCTAGTGATGTATTCTATCATCACGGCGACTGTCTCGATTTTAATACCGAGATAGTTAAAAGTGATGGCACTATCATAAAAATAGGTGAATGGTTTGAGAATTTTCCCGAACAAAAATTAGAATTATTATCATATGATGAAGAGAAATCAACTTATGTGACTGGAATCGGTCATACACCAAGAGTTGGTAGTATAACATCAGAGGAATATCAAATAGAAATGATAGATGGTAGTATTTTTAAATGTACTGGAAATCATCCATTTTATACACAAAGAGGTTGGGTAAAGGCTGAAGATTTAACAGAAGATGATGATATAAAACATTTCAATCACCATGATGATAAAAAGTAGATTTTGTTTTTTATATATACATTATAAAAATTTATTTATAAAAATGTGTATATGTAAAAGATGTAAAATTGAATTTGTTAATACATTATCTAAAAAGTATATTATTGAAGATATTGAAAGATATAGTTTATGTCCTTATTGTAGAAAGTATAGGTTCTGTAAAAATTGTGCAGTTGAATTTCATCACAAACAAAACCAAACCTGTTCTAAACAATGTGGACAAGAATTAAAAGAGAAAAGTTTTATGCTAAGTTGTGGATCAAAACATAATTTTTGTAAAAATTCCAAATCCAGAATCGAATGGGAAAACAACTTATTAGATAATGAAGGTATCGTTAATATATTCCAAAGAGAAGATGTTAAAGAAAAAATTAAAAAAACACTTTTTGAAAGATATGGTGTTGACAATCCATCAAAGTCTGAAATTATAAAAATTAAAAAGAAATATACTCTTAACAAGACTATTAAATTAAATCCTGATATATTTGTTAAAAATTGGCACATTGCTCATGAAAAATTTATAAAAAATATTGGATATGATCCAAGGCTTCATATCTTCGGTAAAGCATCGAAAGAATCACTTAAAGTATTTAACCCATTGGTAAAATGGTGTTTGGATAATAAAATTAAAAATAATGATATCTATATTGGAGTTGGTACTAGAAAAGAATATTTTTTAAAATCTGAAGTAAATAATATCTTTTTTTATGACTTTACTATAAAGAGTAAGAAGATAATAATAGAGTTTAATGGTGTTGCCTTTCATGCAAAACCAGAATTTTTAGAAAAGAATGAATGGTTTAATCCATTCACTAAAGAGAATGCACATGATAATATAGAAAAATCTAAAATAAAATATCAAGTTGCAAAAGATAAAGGATTTGAAGTTTTAGAAATATGGAGTGATATAGATATTATAGATAACTTAGACCTTTGTAAAAAATTTATAATTGATAGAATATGAAGATAAAATCTATAACAAAGAAAATATTAGAAGAACCAAAAAAGTTTTATGATATTACTGTTGATAAATACCATAATTTTTTGATAGGTAGTAAATCAATGATACTAACACATAATTCGAGTCTAAACTCAGCCATAATAAACATGGCACAAAAGTTCAAAAACAATGCTCCACTATTAGAAGAAGATGGTCAGTTTGGATCTTTAAGATCACCACAAGCAGGTGCACCTCGATATATCGGTACTAAACTATCTGATAACTTTAGATTGATGTACAAAGACTTTGACTTACTAAACTATAAAGAAGAAGAAGGTGAAAGTATAGAACCAGAGTTTTTCTTGCCTATCATACCTACCGTTCTTATAAACGGATCTTCAGGTATCGCAGTAGGATTCGCAACAAATATTCTAAACAGAGATGTTAAATCTGTAACAGATTCTTGTATAAAGATTCTTATGGGTAAAAAGATAGAAGAGATTGCACCTTCTTTGAGAGAGTTTACCGGTGATTTCGTACAAGATGTCGAGAATCATAAGAGATGGATAATCAGAGGAAAAATACAAAGATTAAATACTTCTACTGTTAAGATTACAGAATTACCACCATCAATGACTTTTGAAAAGTATGAGGATTTACTTGATAAACTTTGTGATACGAAAGAGATTGTATCTTATGATGACAACTGTAAGGATGGTGTAGAATACATCATAAAGTTCACAAGAGCCGATTTGGAAAAGCTTAGCGACGAGAAGCTTATAAAGATGTTCAAGCTGGAGGAAGCTTCTACCGAGATATTCTCTACGTTGGACGAAAATGGAAAGCTGAAGATATTCGAAAACACGTCTGATATAATCGAATACTTCGTCGAGTTCAGACTTACCTACTACCACAAAAGAAAGGCGTTCATGCTCGAGAAGATGAACCGAGAGCTTAAGATACTCAGCAACAGAGGAAAGTTTATAAAGGCCATACTCGACGAGAAGTTGAAGATAAACAACGTTTCCAAATCATTAATCATAGAAGGCATAGAAGAGATGGGTCTTGACAGGATCGACGACTCTTACGACTACCTACTCAGAATGCCGATCTACTCCTTGACGAAAGAGCTTTTCGAAAAGCTGAAGGAAGACTTCACTACTAAGAAAGCAGAAATCAAAAAGCTTGAAGAAACGGATCCCAAGGACATGTACCTGGACGACCTCAATGACTTGAAGAAGAAATTCAAATGAGTAGCTGGAAAATAATCTCGCACCAAAATAACTATGGTGGACTTTTCGAGATGTCATCGGTGATATTCGAAATCGCAGATGACTTTTGGTATTTGTATGTAGATCAAAACAAATTATACGATGTTATGAACATGCCTTCTTACATAGTAGAAGATTGGCTATGTGTAAACAGACAGGTAATAGATGAAAAGACTATCGAATATCATATCGAAAGAGCAGAGGCGGATGTCAAGCATCAAACGAAAAAGCACCAGTCTCTTATGAGAAGTCCAATTTCCCACACAATCAATGAAAAAAGTTCCGAAAAAGACATAGTTGTCGCCGAAGAAAAATTGGCGACATTACTAGCTATTCAAAGAAGTATTAAAATAGATAAAATAATAACATAAAATCAGAAAATAATCCATATCTTTGTAGATATACATAAAGCTATGGACAAAAAAATAAAATCATTAAGAGACTTCGCACCGGTCGGAAAGAAAGAATGTGAATTTAAATGCGAGAGAGAAGTTGCTATGACTCCTGACGGTCCAGTAGTATTATGTACTGCTTGCATGAGAATAGTAATCGACAACCGAAAATAATGGAAAAGAAGCTTAACGACATCAAAAGATATCTGAGAGACATAAAATTCTCTATTATATTCGGTGAGGGACAAATAAGTTTGAAGAATGATTTAGAAGAATTTAGTGGTAAAGTTCCTTTCTTCTTTGGTAAATCACATCAAAAGAAAAGAAACAAATATATCGAACAGATGAAGGAGCTTGATGGCGTTCTAACCGGATCGGCAGCACTCAGCATGTATCGAATAAACGGAGTTCAGATATTCAAAAGAAATCCCAATGATTTAGACTTTATGGTGTCGAGAGACAACTTCATGAAGTTTTGTGGTATGAACAACTTTACTAATGTGAAGTACACCAACCAGGTAGTCTCACTGGATTTCTATACTGGAAAGGATAGAGGACAAGATGATTATGGTTGGCACAGAGGATACCGTTTCTATACAGACTTTGATGTTATTGGAACAGACGAAGAAGTCAAATACGAAACGGTTGGTGATTTAAAGGTCGCTAAGTTGATGGACATAATAAACTACAAGCTTCATCTGATTGACAAGTATATGAAGGATATAACTAATAGAGATGCTGAGAGTGAGTCGAAAAAACACATCCATGACTTGTTTATGATAGTAACTACAATAGCCGCACATGACAAGAATTACGGACATCAAGAGGCTTAGTCCTAAAAAAATATGTGTGTCCTTCGACATGGACATAAGGATTCCTATGTATTCGGAAATAAGCAGAGAACAGGCATACATAGACAACATACAGCAGTCCATCGTATACAGGAAGATAGAAGACGGAACATACTATCCAATATTGAATGACCTATTCATCGCGAGGATATGTTGCAAATGGGGTATAAAGAAGAAATACGTCACCTTCAACAGGAACGAAGAGCTGGATATATCGCTTGACGGAGAGCTGGTGACGCTCTTCTCTATGGACATAATCTTCGACAATCCGGAATGGCACAAGAGATGGAAGAGAGACAAATATATTTCCGATATTCTCGACATTTGAAGAATCCGAAATATAACAAATATGGAAAACATTATAGTTCTCGGTGATGGAAAGCTCGGTTCAGAGATATCCAAACAGACCGGATGGAAAAACATATCTAGGAAGTCTCACAACCTCGACGCAGAGCAATTGATTGACTTCTCTGAATACATACCGGAAGAGACACATGCAGTTATAAACTGTATAGCGAACACAGACACATATTCTTCAGAAAAAGAAAGACATTGGAA